CAATTTTTCCTCCGGGTTGTGTATTGATATAGCGGGATTGCCAATTGGTGACGATGAATTAAAAGAAAACTTTTTCTTGACAAACCCTGCTTTTGACTATTACCTTAACATGGCTAAACAGTACGGATTCAGTGTTAGTAAGCGTGCCCCAAGCATTATCATCTCAGATCTTGCTAGCCCTGTCACAAAGAACTATAGATCCAGATACAACTTGCCCACTGTTGATTCAATTTTTACTGATCAATATGACTTTGCTTATAACAATGACATAAATCTTTTATCAAATTTAATTATAGCAAATTATAACTCATTTGTCAACCTAAATCCAAGAAAAAAGGTTTTGCAAACTTGCTCTGATAAAACAAGGTCGTCATTCAGAAGAAGAACCCCTATAAATAATATTAATAATAATATAATATATAAATTATATATAGATATAAGAAATATAGAAGAAAGAAAGCCATTCAATGATAGTAGACTAAAGATTATAAAGAATAATACTATTAGATTGTTAAAAACTGACAGTGAAAAAGCAATGAGATACATTGATGATCAGTTTAGATCAAATTACAACCAGAAAGATGGAAGTTTAAATTCTTTCAGGAAAAAGTTCGAGAAAAGACTTGACAGACGTTCATAGTATGTTATATTGTAATTGACGACGAACTTATGGAGGCACAATGATCTTTCAGGTCATGGACGACAAGCGTGAATGCTTTGCAGTTTACGCTGATGGACAATTTTATTATGACAAACTACCTAAACAACTATCACACACTTGGAATTACAATGAGAAACTCAGTCAAAAAGACATTACATATTTTTATCTGTGGGTGCAGGGCAAGAATCTAGCCGATACATGCCCAGAGCACCTAAAGTATCGTTATGAATCATCAGAGAAAAGAATCAAAGCACACTTTAATTCATTTCGTCAAGCATCAGTAAACATTTCAGATGTTTGTTTTTATGACTTGGTTCCTGACAAGCATCTACAGCATTATTTTGAATGCCGAAACGAGATTTGTGAATGGATTATGGATAATAGCGAGAAGCCGAGCAACTATCGGCATCTTCACGATACTTATGAGACAATCCAAGACATCTCGTCAAGGAAACTTAACATAAACAAGCACAAATTGTATAATTACAAGAATGATGACTTCAAGGCTCAAACCCTTTGGAAAAACTTTGGAGAACAACAAAACATTTTTGTAAATTATGACTTATTTGGGTCGATTACGGGTCGTCTTACGACTAAGCCTGGCTCATTTCCAATAATGAACGTAAAAACGGAATTAAAAGACATTGTGAGACCAACAAACGATGTGTTTATTGAAATAGACTTCAATGCTGCCGAGATTCGAACATTGATTTCGTTATCAGGACAAGAGCAACCTCAGGAGGACATACATGAGTTCAATAGAAAAAACTTATTTAGAGAAGGATCAAGGGACGATGCAAAAACTCGCTTCTTTGCGTGGCTTTATAACCAACGATCCACGAAGATCCAATCAGATTTTTATGACCGAGAAAGAATACTTGAAAAACACCACAGAGAAGGATACATACACACACCCTTCGGAAGAAAGATAGAGTGTGACCAATTCCATGCTCTCAACTATCTGTTGCAATCAACTTCGAGTGATAACTGCATGGATCGCGTAAATAAGATAAACAAGTTCCTCATCGGTACCAAATCACATGTTGCATTCACTGTTCACGACTGCGTTATTGTTGATCTGTCCTTTGAGGACCGCCAAATCATCCCTCAGTTGAAAGAAATCTTTGAGGACACAAAACTCGGACATTTTATGTCCTCTGTTCACATCGGAAGAGACTTAGGTAACATGGAGAAGTTAGAATGGTAAAGCAATGTTTTGAATGCGGAACAACAGAAGATCTTAACGAGCATCACGTTGTCCCAAGAAGTCGCGGAGGAACAAAAACAATTCCTTTGTGTTACTCGTGTCATTGTAGAGCACATGGAAGAGACTCAAAAGGTCTTGAACATAGACGTTTGACTAGAGAGGGAGTAAAGAGGGCATTTGAAAGAGACCCAAGCCTCCGTGCTCGATGGGGAAGAGCCACAGACCCAAAGGCTCCTGCTGACTTGGTGAGAGGAAAGATAGAAGCAGCAAATAGACACGCGATGAAGTACGGTGAGTATGCTGCCTTACTACGCAGCCAAGGAAAATCACTCCCAAAGATTGCCCAATGCTTGATGGCTGCTAAAATCCCCACTCCACGAGGAAAGGCAAAGTGGACCCCAATGGGAGTAAAGAGGTTGGTAGAGCGCTACCAGAAGTTGACGGAGGAAACATAATGGTAATTATCGGACTGGGAAAAGCCGGTTGTGCTGTTGCAAAACTCTTCAAGCAACACAAGACATACCAAGTTGTTCTTTTAGATGAGGGCAAAGGTATTAAGAAATGTAATACGGTTGAAGAATATGACCAGGTAGAATACAACCCTCCCAAAACATGGCTGAAAAAGCACTCTGAGGCCCTTGTAATTACTTGCGGTAGTGGTAAGGTGTCCGGTGCTATTCTAAGGGTTCTAGAGCCTCTCAAGGCGCTTACAACAACTGTTTGTTACATCACACCTGAATTGGATTATCTTTCATCAGATGCTAAGAAAAGAAACCGAGTACACTTTAATGTATTGCAGGAATTCACCCGTTCTGGTATGATTGATGAGGTGATTCTGTTTGATAATGAATTAACATTGGAAAACTTTGGTCACGGTTCGATTAAGGATTACTATGATAAAGCGAACCACTATTATTATTCCGCGATACACATGAACAACTTCTGTAAAAATGTTGAACCAATCTTTGGAGAACATCATACACCGAGAAAAGTTTCGAGAATCACGACACTTGGCATGGGATTTCTTGGAGAAAATAAAGAAAAGTTATTCTTTCCGCTTGACAACATTACAGAGACGTGTTACATTATAAATGTGAGCAATGATGATCTAGAAACTAATGATGATCTAATCCCTGCCATCAAAGAGATGGCCTATGTCAACAAAGAGTTAGAAAGAGAAACATCGTTCGCTGTGTATGAAACTCCACATGATACTCATTTTTATGTGAAGCACTTCACTCACTTCTTACAAGAAAAGTAATAAAAAATCCTTGACAACAACAAGTAAACATGTTACATTATAAACGTAGTCAAAAAGATTACACAACACTCATTAACAAACAAAGGAGTCACAATGAGCATCACAAACCAATTTCGAGTAAACACCGTAACCTTCACTAAGGCTGACGGAAACCAACGCACCATGAACTACATTAGTTTTTCGGATCTTCCGCAACAATTTGTTAGTTCATTTGCAAAGCCACGAACAATGGCGCCTGGTATGGAAATAGTATGGGACATTGATAACAATGGTTTCCGAACCATTAACTTCAATCGACAAGTAGGTACTATCCGAACTAGTGACCGTCAAGTAACCATTACCCGAAGTTAACGTTCTCGAGTTTTGCTGGTTTCTCACACAAAAAACCTTCAATTTTTAACCAAGGAGACAACATGGGCAAAAAACAAAAAACATACAAAGGTCGTCCTGTAAAGGATTCCTACCAGACAGATGATCAAGGTTGGAGTGGTGATGATGCCTTCCACAAAGTATCAGACGGTAAAGGTGGATATAAATACGTCGATGACCATGAACTAGACTAAAAAAAAGACATTACTACTTGACAACACACAAAAAACATGTTATATTATAAATGGACGTAAGGTAAAAACCCTGCGTACCTTAGTGAATAAACACAAAAAAATAGTAAAATATAAGGAGACAAATTACTATGGCTATAAATCTCGAAGCAATGCGTGCCAAACTTAACGCTTCTAAAAACGGCACATCAACTAATAAAAAGAATGACTTTAAATGGAGACCATCTGAAGGAGACCAAACAATTCGTGTTCTTCCTACAGAAGATGGCGACCCCTTTAAGCAATTCCACTTCCACTATAATGTTGGAAGAAACCCCGGCATTTACTGCCCCAAGAAGAATGATGGAGATGATTGCGCAATCTGTGAGTTCGCATCTAAACTTTGGCGTGATGGCGTTGAAAATGATGATGGACAACTTAAGCAAGAAGCAAAGAAGCTATTTGTTCGAAAGCGTTTTTATTCACCAATTCTTGTTCGTGGTAAAGAGACTGAGGGTGTAAAAATTTGGTCTTATGGAAAGACTGCCTATGAAACCCTTTTGGGTTATGTTCTTGACCCTGATTATGGAGACGTTACAGATCCTGAAACCGGAACTGACATTGTTCTCAACTATCATGTACCAGGAACACCAGGTTCTTTCCCGAAGACCACTCTTAAACCTCGTCGGCGCCCAAGCGTTCTCTGTGACGAAGCAGTCGCCGATTGTGCTGAACTGCTAAGTTCCATTCCAGAAATCGAAACACTTTTCGACAAAAAGAATGCAGATGATGTACAGGCTCTACTTGATGGCTACTTGTCCTCCGATTCGTCCTCCGAAAGTCGATCAAGAGAGACCTCTAAGTACTCACAGAAAACAACGGGCATCGACGAGGCTTTTAAGAACTTTATGAAAAATGACGATTGAGCCATAGTCCTCCTGTGTTGTGTGAGGGAGAGTCATCCGCCCTTGGTTGGAAAAAAGGGATGGCACATTTTTTAAACAAAGGAAAACAAAAATGAGATACGTAATTATTCTAACTTCCCTGTTGGCTTGTACTGCTGACAAAGAGGAAGAAACTGCCGAACCAGTAGAGGAAGTAGTTGAAGAAGTAGAGGAGGTCGAAGAGACTGAATCCGAAGAAACAGAAGAGTCAGAGGAATCTGAAGAAACTGAAGAGAGTACAGAAGAAGAATAAAATAACTGGGAGGTTAAATGGGGAGTGTGTTGAAAATGTCATCTAAGGCTGGAAAAATTGATCTATCAGCCATGAAAAAAAGGATCAATAAGTCTGTGGGTATGAATGTTGCCCATAACCTTAATGAAGATAATCCGACAGCAGTAACCGAGTGGATTCCTACTGGTTCTCGTTGGCTGGATTCAATCACATGTAGGGGAAAACTCGCTGGTATCCCGGTGGGTAAGATCATCGAAATTGCTGGTCTATCTTCTGCCGGTAAGTCTTACATGGCTTGCCAAATTGCCGCAAATGCTCAGAAAATGGGACACTTTGTTGTGTACTTTGATGCTGAGTCTGCAATTGACCCAACGTTTCTAGAGCAAGCAGGGATAAACGTAAATGATGACTTTATGTATGTTCAGGCTGTATCAGTAGAGAAAACTCTGGAAACAATCGAAATGACAATGACAGATTATCCTGATAACCAGTTCTTGTTTATTTGGGATTCTATTGCAGCAACTAGTTCCGAGAAAGAACTAGAGGGTAACTTTAATCCTCAAAGTTCAATGGCGGTAAAGCCTCGCATTTTTGCTCGTGCTTTTCCAAAACTTACCGTTCCCCTCGCAAACCAGCAGTGTACACTGTTGTTAATTAACCAGCTAAAGACCAACATTACTTCAAATGTTGCTGAGGCTATGACAACTCCGTACATCGCTCCCGGCGGTAAGGCTATTGAATATTTCTCCTCGTTACGAATCTGGCTCACAAAACGAAAGGCGAAAGCCGCTTATGTTACCGATGAATCAGGTGTGAGAAAAGGCTCTGAAGTGAAGGTCAAGATTGAGAAATCTCGATTCGGATCTGAGGGTCGAACCTGTGGCTTCAAAATTCTTTGGGGTGACGAGGTTAGGATACAAGATGAAGAATCTTGGCTGGAGGCCATCAAGGCTTCTGGGACTGATCGATACCGAGTTGGCGGTGGTTGGTATTATCTGAAAGACTCGCAAGGTAATGAGACGAAGTTTAGATCAGCCGACTGGATCAAAAAACTTCAAGATCCCTCGTTCAAACAAACTGTCTTTGACATTATGGACGAGGAGATCATTAAGAAATTCGATGCTGAAGGTATTAACTTTGGTGTTGATGAATGATCATCTTCGGATGATTAAAGAAAAATATGTTTTGTTATTCATATTTACCTCCTTTTG